GTAGTTTATCTATATTCATTATTCTACCCCAATACCTAGTTTCATTTTATTTATAAGATAATTTCTGACAAATCCAGAACGAACAATATCACCAATTGTAAATTCCAAACAATTAAACTCTTCCATTTCTTCTAAAATTCTCAGGAAGGTATGAAGACCATTTTTCTCATTTTGTTTAACTAAATCGGTTTGATCAAAATCGCCGGAGAATATAATCTTTGAGTCTTGACCAACCCTTGTGATAATCGTATCTAATTCATGAAAATTAAGGTTCTGACACTCATCCACTATAATGATTGAATTGTCAAATGTCAGGCCTCTCAAGAAAGATGTTGATAGAAAGAACAAAGAACCTTGACCTTTGAGTCGGTTATAAAGATTGGAAAAGGATTGTTCATTAGGTTGCTCAAACATAAACTGAACCATGTTCTGATATGGAACTTGGTATAACGCAGCCTTGTCTTCTTCATCGCCTGGCAGAAATCCAATTTCTCTGGTAGGTATAAGCGACCTTACCAGCACCACCTTGTTATAGGGTTTTTTTAAATCCAACACATCTTTGAGCGAAAGGTATAGAGAAATAAAAGTTTTTCCTGTTCCAGCAGCACCAAAAAGAAATTGGTTTTTGCCTTTTTTCCACGAATCAAATACCAATTTCTGATTATCAGTAATGGGTTTAACCGATACTAAAGTATCGTGACTTATTTCCTTGATCTTTTTACGCGCTGCCATTAAGAATTCCTAATATAAAAATGGGGGGCGGTGGGCCCACCGACGGCTGCTTATGAACGCAGCCTCCCCCCATCAGCGCATAGGCGGAGGGACTTCCCAGCTTACTTGGATGCAGTGCATCGGTGCTGAAGTTTGATGTCTCGCCTGCGCTATATCTATTTATATTCATTTTGTGGAGTTCTTATTAGCAGACCAACCACTTCTTTCAACCTTTTTAGCATGTTTATTAATTACGTTTCTGGTTTTTATCTCTTTATGAGACATAGTGCTACCACCAAATTTATCTGCAAGAGGGGAGTCTGGATGAGCCGCTGCAATTCTCTGCATATTATCATTAAATCCACTATCTGTTTTAGGCCCGACACCCATAAGATGATCGCCAACAATCGCTATAGGCGTATAAATTTGTCGCACATTAGGATTATTTTTTTTATATTCATTAAGTTCTGACATAAACATGAATTCTTCATATTGATAATCTTTGACTTCATCATAAAAAGTATAGGTAGGCATTAAAATTTAAACTCCAGTTGTCGGGAAATAAATTTAGACTCTTTTAACTCATGAATTTCATCATTTAATTCATCAATTCTTTCATAACAATCTTCCAAACTTTTTTGCATCTCTTCGATGCGATCTTCACGCAGTTTACGACTCATGTAATCCCAATACCCCTCTCTTTGCATTTATCCACTCCAGCATGGCTTTGCGTTTCCATGTAGCAAAGTCTAATTTCTTTAATATATAGTAAGTTTGATATGCAGACATAGTATCAGCTTTCGCCGCCGTGATCTTTCCAGCCCTGCCATTCTTTCTTGGCTTCAGTGATATATTCTACATCTTCTAAGGCCTCTTTTACCTTTTCTACAAGATTCTCATAGGTTGCATAAGAGCCACCTACCCATTCACCATCTTCAAACTCACGAATTTCTATACTTCCTGCCGGTCTGGTTTGACCGTCAATAGATAATTCGCCCTCTTCCATAAGAGATATCTCAAC